AGATTGCGGCACAGATGAGCCGCGCGCTGGGTCAAGCCAATCGCAATCGTTAATTCCTGAGGGGAGCTGAGGACATGCAATTTCACGAGGTTCGTTTTCCCGCGTCCCTGAGCTTTGGGTCGGTCGGAGGACCGGAGCGTCGCACCGAGGTGGTGACGCTTGCCAATGGGTTCGAGGAACGCAACACACCCTGGGCGCATTCGCGTCGCCGCTATGACGCGGGGCTGGGGATGCGGTCGCTGGACGACGTTGAAACGCTGATCGCGTTTTTCGAGGCGCGCATGGGCCAGATGTACGGATTTCGCTGGAAAGACTGGTCGGATTTCAAATCCTCGATCGCGAGCGGCCAGACCGGGTATGATGACCAGACCATAGCGCAGGGGGACGGGCTGCAATCCGTGTTTCCCCTTGTGAAGACCTATCGGTCGGGCACCCATTCCTATGCCCGCCCCATCACCAAACCCGTGTCCGGCACGGTTCGTGTCGGGCTTGGCGGCGACCAAATGAAGGAAGGCATCGACTACGAGATCGATCTAACCACTGGTCTGGTCACATTTCAGCATCCCCCCGAGCGCGACGTGGAAATCACCGCCGGGTTCGAGTTTGACGTGCCGGTGCGATTTGACGCCGATCGCATCGAGACCTCGGTGGCGAGTTTCAAGGCAGGCAGCGTGCCGAATGTGCCAATTGTCGAGGTGCGTGTGTGATGGGTGGGCAAAGCGAAGAGTTTCTGGCCCATGCGGCCACTGGCCTGACAACCCTGTGCCGGGCCTGGGCGATCACGCGTCAGGACGGCACGACATTCGGGTTTACCGATCATGACCGCGATCTGGCGTTTGACGGTGTGACCTTTCGCGCCGAAACGGGTTTGAGTGCCTCTGCCCTGGCCCAGTCCACGGGCCTGAGTGTGGACAACACCGAGGCGCTGGGCGCGTTGAGCGACGCAGCCGTGCGCGAGGATGAGATTGAGGCCGGGCGATTTGACGGTGCCGACGTGCGTGCCTGGCTGGTGAACTGGGCAGCACCCGATACCCGTTGGTTGCAGTTTCGCGGCACCATCGGGGAGATCCGTCGGGCTGGCGGTGCCTTTCATGCCGAGTTGCGTGGACTGACCGAAGCGTTGAACCGTCCGCTTGGCCGTATCTATCAAAAACCCTGTACCGCTGTTCTGGGCGATGCCGCCTGCGGTTTCGATGTAACGCAACCGGGATACCGTTTCGAAGGCGTTGCAGACCGTATCATCAAGGGTCGCGTTTTCGAGTGGGATGCGATGGCCGGATTTGACGAGAACTGGTTTCAGCGTGGTCGTCTGGACGTGTTGAGCGGTGCCAGTGCGGGTCTGTGGGGCATGATCAAACGCGATGCCATCGAGGACGGGGTGCGCCGGATCGAGCTGTGGGAACCCATTCGCGGTGGCATTGGCGACAGCGAGACTGTGCGCCTGACTGTGGGGTGCGACAAGCGGTTCGACACCTGCCGCCTGAAGTTCGACAATCTGGCGAACTTCCAGGGCTTTCCCGATCTGCCCGGCGATGACTGGGTTATTGCGTACCCGGATTCGGGTGGTGCCAATACCGGGGGGAGCCTGAGATGAACCTGCGTGCGACAGATATCGTTTGCGAGGCCCGTGCATGGATCGGGACACCATATGTCCACCAGCACGCCGCAAAAGGTGCCGGGTGTGATTGTCTGGGTCTTGTCCGTGGCGTGTGGCGCGCGGTGATCGGCACCGAACCCGAACATCCGCCCGCCTATTCGATGGATTGGTCCGAGCCGCAGGGAGAAGAACAGTTGTGGGCCGCCGCCTTGCGCCATTTGCACCCAAAGCCGCTGGATGCGGCCGCTGTCGGGGATGTGGTGCTGTTTCGCATGCGCGCGGGCGCGGTTGCCAAACATCTTGGCATTCAGTCCGGGATCGGGCGGCAGGCGGCGTTTGTGCATGCCTATAGCGGCCATGGTGTCCTTGAAAGCCCGTTGAGCGCCCCCTGGGCCCGCCGGATCGTGGCGCGTTTTGAATTTCCGACTAAGGAGGTCTGCTGATGGCGACTGTTGTACTTTCAGCGGCGGGTGCCGCGCTTGGCGGTTCTCTTGGCGGGACTGTGCTGGGCCTGTCCTCGGTTGCGGTCGGGCGGGCTGTCGGTGCCACCCTTGGCAAGGTCATAGACCAGCGTGTCATGGGGCAGGGATCGGACATTGTAGAGCATGGCAAGGTGGATCAGTTCCGTCTGAGCAGCTCTGGGGAAGGTGCTGCCATATCGCAGCTTTATGGGCGGATGCGCGTTGGCGGGCAGGTGATCTGGGCCTCTGATTTCAAGGAATCCGTGGTCACGAGCGGTGGAGGGGGCGGGGGCAAAGGCGCTCCGAGCGCGTCCGTGACCCGCAGCTACAGCTATTCGGTCAGTGTTGCACTGGCCGTGTGCGAGGGCGAGATCACACGCATTGGCCGTGTCTGGGCCGATGGTGACGAAATTCCGATCAACGATCTGAACATGCGCGTCTATACGGGCGCGAAAGGCCAGTTGCCCGACCCACTGATGGAAGCCATTGAAGGGCAGGGACAGGTGCCTGCCTATCGCGGCACGGCCTATGTGGTCTTTGAAAACCTTACACTTGGGGATTTTGGCAACCGGGTGCCGCAGTTTTCCTTTGAAGTTGTGCGACCGGAGCAACCCGGACAGGACGGCGCGGAAGATGAAATGACCCGCGCGGTCCGTGCGGTTGCGATGATGCCGGGCACAGGCGAATATGCCCTCGCGACAACTGCAGTGAACTATATCGACACTGCGCGCGGCCGTTGGAGCGCCAACGTGAATACCCCCGCTGGGCAGACCGATATGACTGTTTCGCTGGATACATTGCGTGACGAACTGCCAAATTGTGAAGCCGCGTCTCTGGTGGTGTCGTGGTTTGGCGATGACCTGCGCTGTGGCTCGTGCCAGTTGAAACCGAAGGTCGAGCGCAAGGACATCGAGGGCGAGAACATGCCTTGGGTGGTGTCCGGACTGGAGCGTAAGGATGCCGAGCAAATTCCGCTCGATGACGGGCGTCCGATCTATGGCGGGACGCCATCGGACAAATCGGTGGTCGAGGCCATTGCTGCGCTGAAAGATGCTGGCAAGGCCGTGATGTTTTACCCTTTCGTGCTGATGGATCAGCTGGAAGGCAACATGTTGCCCAACCCCTACGATCCATCGGCCACGCAGCCGCATCTGCCCTGGCGCGGGCGCATCACCCTGTCTGTCGCGCCGGGTGTCGCCGGTTCGCCGGATCGCACTGCCGCCGCCGATGACGAGGTTGCCGCATTCTTCGGGTCTGCCAAGGCCAGCGATTTTGATCTCGATCCACCGGTCAATTTCTTCTTTTTAAACTTTGGCGCCGGTTCGGATGAATTGTTGCGTTACACCGGGCCCGAAGAATGGTCCCTGTCCCGCTTTATCCTGCATTATGCCGCCCTGTGCGCGGTTGCAGGCGGGGTGGATGCGTTTTGCATCGGGTCCGAATTCAGGGGACTGACGCAAATCCGGGGTTCGGGAGACGCCTTTGTCGTGGTTCAGAAACTGCGCGAACTGGCGGCTGAGGTGCGTGCCATTCTGGGCCCCGACACCAAGATTTCCTATGCGGCCGACTGGACCGAATATTTCGGGTATCAGCCGCAGGACGGGACCGGAGACCGGTATTTCCATCTGGATCCGCTTTGGGCCGATCCCGACATCGATTTCGTGGGTATCGACAATTACATGCCCTTGTCGGACTGGCGCGATGGTCAGGATCATGCGGATGCCGGGTGGAAAAGCATTTACGATCTGGACTACCTGCGTGCCAATATCGCTGGTGGCGAAGGATATGATTGGTATTATCATTCACCCGAAGCGGAAGCCGCCCAGATCCGGACGCCCATCACCGATGGGGCCTATGATGAGCCTTGGGTTTGGCGGTACAAGGATATTCGGAACTGGTGGACGAACGCACACCACGAGCGGGTGAATGGTGTGCGCTCCGAGGCGCCGACGGCCTGGGCACCGGCGTCAAAACCCATATGGTTTACCGAGCTGGGATGCGCGGCGGTCGACAAGGGCACAAATGAACCCAACAAGTTTCTTGACCGGAAATCGTCGGAGAGCAGCCTGCCGAAATTTTCCAATGGAGCGCGCGACGATCTGATCCAGAAGCAGTATCTGCGGGCGATGAACTCCTATTGGTCGGACCCGGAGAACAATCCGCCATCGGATGTGTACGGGGGCCGGATGGTCGACATGACACGCGCCTTTGTCTGGGCATGGGACACCCGCCCG